AATCCGCAGCAGCTCCTACACCTAGCACTGCCGCAACAGCATTGAGTTCAGTTGCCGGCGCAGCATCTAGTTTAGCTGGAAACTCATTGGGTTCAATAGCAGGATCAGTTACAGGCGCATTAAATTCAGCAACTAACTTATTACCAGGTGCTACTTCTGGATTAGCTACAAATGCATTAGGATCTATAACAGGATCAATAAGTTCCACAGTAAGTTCACTAAGCTCTACGGTAAGTTCAGTAAGTTCTACTGTAAGTTCAGTAACTGGAACAGTGTCTAATATTTCAGGTAGTTCATTAATTACGGGTGCAGTATCTGCATCACCAGCTTCAATAGCAAGTGGCATAAGTGCGTTGCCAGGAGGCGCAGCAGCAGTTTCTTCAATAGTTAATTCAACTACTGGTGCAATTAATAATGTACCTGGTCTTGCTGGATTAGGTGGACTCATTAACAATAATGCAACTGCTGCATTAAATAATATTTCTAATTCTGTAACAGGTGCATTATCATCTGTGGCAAATATAGATCCAACCGCATTATTGCAAAAACAAAGTTTAACTGCATTGATATCATCTGGGTTACCAGCATCAGCGGCTGCTTCATTACAAGCAAGCCTAGGTGCATTATCTTCAGCAAGTCCCTTCCCTATTAAGATGCCTGTGGTAGCACAAGGTACTACAGATAGGACTGATATAGCATCACAGCTTGCATCGGTGTTTGGTAAAAATTCAAAAACTCCGTTACCTAACTTTAGTTCAGATACAGTCGCATCAACTAGACTATCTATAAAAGAGTTTGAAGCAGGTGTTGCTAGCATAAAAGCAGAAAATGATGCATCTTCTAATGCACAACAAGCAAAAACTGATGCTGCTATTGCAGCATTTAAAGATGCTAAAAATAATTTACCTCAAGGTGATCCAGAAATAGATAGATTAAAAGCAGCAGCTTATGATCAAATAAATGCTCAAATTGACATCACCCAAGCTAATAGTAAAAAACTAAATGACTACATAGACAAAAATTCATTGTTTGGGTCACTATTTGGATAACATAAATAATATATAGGATTAAACAATGCCATCATATATCGGATTTAGTACAATTGATGCGAACCAACCCAGATCAACTTCGTTAAATGCCGGAGTAGATGGTGGCGATGGTTCAATCGTACAACCTGTTATACTTGGAAAAAAGTATACAATAGTAGATGCGCCATTAGTGGTCCGTGATTTTGTCAATGCATTGAATATTAGACAAGGTGAAAAAGTTGGACAACCTCAATATGGAACTACACTATGGAGTTTTGTATTTGACCCAAACACAGCAGATGTGCAATTTCAATTAGAAGATGAAATACGCAGAGTAGCCAGTCTTGACCCTAGAATGATATTAAACTCAGTAAAAGCATATCCGCAAGACCTTGGTATATTACTTGAAGTTGAATTAGCTGTGGCTCCGTTCAACCAAGCTTCTTTATTAAGCGTATTCTTTAACAGCGCAACAAATATTGCTGTTATACAATAACCTTAAAAACCACTGGTTTCTGTAATGATAAATACATGAAAGAGACAAATTATGGCTACAAGTTCAAAACAATCAGCAATTTTTGGGGTAAATGACTGGAAAGCCATCTACCAAACATTTAATCAAGCTGATTTTAATAGTTATGATTACGAAACATTACGCAAGAACTTTATAGATTACTTGCGTTTATATTACCCTGAAACTTTTAATGACTATATTGAAAGTTCAGAATTTATTGCCTTATTAGATGTTATGGCATTCATGGGTCAGGGTTTGGCCTTTCGTAATGACTTAAATACCCGAGAAAACTTTATAGATACTGCTGAACGCAGAGATAGCGTTATTAAATTAGCAAATTTAGTAAGCTATACTCCTAAGCGCAATATTGCTGGTCAAGGTTATTTAAAAGTAACAAGTATTCAAACTACTCAAAACCTTACTGATTTAAACGGAACACCATTAGGCAATACCCCTGTATTATGGAACGATCCTGCTAATACTAATTGGCTAAACCAATTCAATACTATTGTTAACGCAACATTGATTAACACTCAACAAGTTGGCCGCCCTGGAAACTCTGCACAAATCGTGGGAGTAAAAACTGACGAGTATGCAATTCAAATACCAGCTGGCACATCACCTGTAATTCCATTTAAGACTCAAGTTAATGCTATTAACATGAACTTTGAGTTATGTAGTGTAACATCAGTTGGTACAGATTTTATCTATGAAATTCCACCAGCTCCTACCAACCAATTCAATATGCTATATCGCAATGATAAATTAGGGTATGGTAGTCCAAATACTGGTTTCTTCTTTTATTTCAAACAGGGCTCATTACAAAATTTCCCATTTAACTTACCTAATCAAATATCTAATCAAGTAGTTGACATAGGTCAAATACAGGGTGTTAATAATACTGATACCTGGTTATATCAGATTAGTCAATCAAACGGTGCATTAGGTCTTTGGAATCAAGTAGACAATGTATACGCAGACGCATATTTACAAACAGAGTCAGCCGCAAAGAATATATTTTCTGTAAATAGTGGATACAACGACCAAGTTAGCTATATTTTTGGTGATGGTGTTTTTAGTAATATACCAGTTGGAAATTTCTTAGCATATGTTCGTGCAGGTAACGCATTAACTTATACTATTGATCCAACTGAGATGCAGAACATCAGTGTGTCTATGAGTTATGTTAGCAGAGTAGGTCGTGTGGAAACATTAACTGTTGGTTTAGCATTACAAGTTCCAGTATCAACTGCACAAGTTCGTGAGTCATTAGCTGATATTAAACAACGAGCACCAACTCGCTACTATACACAAAATCGTATGGTTAACGGCGAAGACTATAATAATTTCCCATACACTTTGTATAGTTCAATTATCAAGTCAAAGGCAATAAATCGTAGTAGTATCGGTGTTAGTAAAAATTTAGATTTATTAGATCCAACTGGAAAGTATTCCAGTACAAACAGTTTTGCCAACGATGGTGGAATGTGGTTAGATGAAACTATTGGTAATTCATTATTAGTTATAAATTCTACTGGTGATATCATAACCTTCTTGTCAGACACACTAGTGGCTATTTTAGGTGATACCCGTTCGGAACAATATTATCTACAAAACTTTCCTAGATATGCAGTAGGACCATCATCAGATACAACATTAGTTAGTGATCCAGGTGATGGAACTGTTTTTTGGCAAACTAGTACAGTAGATGCAAATAGTCTAACTGGTTATTTTTATAATATCATAGGCGGAAACAATACTCCTATCCCAATAGGAACATACTCTACATACAATGCAAAGTATATAACTAAGGGTGCATTATTGAAATTTGTTGCACCTGCAGGATATTTCTTTGATAGTTCATATAGATTNGTCAGTGGTATTGCAAGTCCATCAGATATAACTTATATTTGGACTACTGTATTGAATGTTGTAGGTGATGGNTATAATAATGGATTAGGACAATTTGCTAATGGAACAGGTCCAGTAACATTAAATGGATATATCCCATATGGTGCTATATTATCTACTGTAATACCTGCATTTGATAACACATTGCCTAGTGCAGTAATACAAGAAGCATTAGTGAGAATGGAACTTCAACAAAATTTCTCATTGATTTTCGACAATTCATTAAGCATTGCACAAGATCGCTGGAGTATCGGTGCTTATGATGATAATAATTATTTTGTTAACTTTACTAGCCAACCGGGATACAACCGTTATACAGTAACATATCGCTCATTGGCTTATTATTTTGGTAGTGTATCAGATATACGATTTACATTTGAACAGGGTAAACTTGTGTATGATCCTTTCTCTGGTGAGATATTACAAGACTTTGTAAAAGTATTAGAAACTAACACACAACCTAATTCTAAATATCCATTAATGATGCCAATCACTGCTAGCATTATTGGACAAACTGTACAAAGTGATGGGTATATTGATGACTTTGAAGTAGAAGTTGCTAGTATCGATCCATACGATAGAAATATAATTGATGACCCTGATTTCTTCAGTGAAGTTACCGGATATGTATTTGGTGCATCAAACATTGGTGTATACACTTTCTTCCAAACTATTCAAGATGCAGTTAATTTAACAAGACAACAGTTGATACCTAGCTCAGATGTTATATCACAATACGCAACAAAAAATGATATTGAAGTTGTAAAATATGATTACCCAGTTGGACAATTATTTTATGCATATAATGAAACTGATCCATCAACATCTATCACTGGAATTTTCTATATCACAGTACAAGATCCTACAGTCACTACACCTTTCTATACTTTAGTTGCTCAAACACTATACAGTATGAAGCCAGGTCGTCAAGGTTTGCAATATCAATATAGACATAATAGTAACAACACTACACGCATTGATCCTGCTACAACTAATATTATTGATCTGTATGTAGTAACTCAAGCATACTACACTGCTTATCAAAATTATATTCAAGATAGTACAAATACTATTCCTGAACCAGCACAGCCAACTATTACTGAATTAAATGCCGCATATCCTTTAATTCAAAATTACAAAATGTTATCAGACAGTGCTATTTTAAATAGTGTTGTCTTCAAGCCTTTGTTTGGACCTAAAGCTGATCCAGCATTGCGTGGTACTATTAAGGTTATTAAAAATGCTAATACGAATGCAAGTGATAGTGAAATCCGTAGTGCAGTATTAACACAGATGAATAATTATTTCAATATCAATAATTGGGATTTTGGAGACACTTTCTATTTCAGTGAATTAAGTGCATATATTCATTCAACTATTGGAGATTTAGTTAGCTCATGTGTACTTGTGCCAAACGATCCAACATTACATTTTGGTGATTTATATGAAATTAAATGTTTACCGTATGAAATATTTGTAAATGCAGCAACCGCTAATGATGTATTAGTAATTGCTTCTCTCACACCAGCTGAATTACAGATAGCATAAGTATAATTATAACAAGAGACTTAACGATGGCAACAAGAATCAGAACTATAGATTTTCTACCCGAAATATTCAAAACACCAACTAATGCTCAATTCCTATCGGCAACATTAGATCAGTTAGTAGCACAGCCTAATACTGAAAAGATACAAGGATATGTTGGAAGTAAGTTTGGATATGGTGTTAATCCTAATGATTACTATGTTGTTGAGCCTACAAAAACAAGAACAGATTATCAATTAGATCCAGGGGTTGTATTTTTAAAACCACAAACTGCTACCGCAAATGATTTTATTAGCTATCCTGCGTTCATGGATGCATTAAATCTACAAGGTGGATTGACAAGTGATAATAGCAGACTATTCAATAGTCAGTTTTACTCATGGGATAGTTTTACTGATTTAGATAAAATAATTAACTTCAATCAATACTATTGGTTGCCTGTTGGACCAGAAAGAGTAATTGTCTCAAATAATTTGGTATATAATTATGTAAATTATAATGTTACAAATGGATCTGGTGCATATTTGATTTCGTCAGACGCAGAAACCACTGGTGCACCTAACCCCACATTAACATTACTTCGTGGTGGTACATATACATTTGCTGTAAATCAATCAAGTCAATTTTGGATACAAGGTGCACCTGGTGTTACTGGATACAGCCCAACTCAACCTAATGTACAGACACGAGATGTATACGGTGTTACTAACAACGGCGCAGAAACAGGTACAGTTACATTTACCGTGCCATATACTGATGCATTAGATCAGTATGTTCTTCCAGGCAATAATACAGTTGATGTAGTATCAACATTACCATATGACCAAGTTAATGGTGTTCCCGTATTGCAAATTGGAGGCATAGATGGAGTCACATCATTAGATGGACTAACTATGATGTTCTATAACACTGGTGCTGACAATCAGTCAAACTTTTATAATATCTCATTAGTAGGCGAAGGCGCTAACCCAACTATTGAATTAACAATTGGTGATCAAATACCAAGTGGACAAAACATTAATGTTAAGTTTGGTACTGAATGGATTAATAGAAATTTCTTTAAAAATGTTGAAGGCTTTATAGAATTAATACCCTACAACAGTGCAGTATTAGATACGCTATATTATCAAGACGGTACATCCGCTTCTGAAGTAGGTGTAATTAGATTAATTGATAGTAATTATACCAGTGAGATAAATGTAGAAACACAGATTTTAGGTAAACAAACTTACACAAGTCCTAATGGGGTTGTATTCACAAACGGTCTAAAAGTCTTATTTCAAGGAAATGTATTTCCTGAAAGTTATAATAATGTTGAATATTATGTTGAAGGAGTCGGTACTAGTATTGAACTAATTCCAGTGACAACATTGGTATCACCTGGTTTATTCTCAGAGGCAGAATATATTCCATATGATACTACCACATATGATGTTGGTAACTATGATGCTAGTTTGTACATTTCACTGTACCCTGATTATATAACTATTGCAAGAAACGCAATCAATAGAAACCCATGGTCAAGAGCCAATCGTTGGTTTCACATTGATGTGATAACTGCTACCGCTGCTTATAATAATACACCTGAGTTAGTAACTCAACTAGCAACAGCAGATAATAAAGCTGCACGACCAATAATTGAATTTTATCCTAATCTAAGATTATTTGATTCTGGTGCAATTGGTAAAAATCCTATCGATTTTATTGACACTAAGACAACTAATGCATTCTTAGATGTAGAAGGAACAAACTACTATTATCCAGATACTGCAGGGTATACCACTGGTAATGCAACTATTACACCAG